AAGGCAGGAGCTAAGTTCTCAAACATACCCTCATCAAGTATGTGGTCTCCATTGTCAAATTTAGTTCTAATTTCAGTTTCAGTAGACGTGTCTATTGATTTAGAATCTCTCTCTTCTCCTTCATTCTTGTTAAATATGTCTGATGATTTTCTTGTTGCTAATGCCATAATTATATTGTGTATTCCCAAACAAGAGTAACATTTACATTTGCTACTCCTGAAGATGATTTTATAATAGAAACGCCTAATACGTTTCCTTCGCTAAAAGTTGCACTGCTAAACCCAACAGTTCTGCTAGTTTGTGCAACACTTAAATTAATTCCTGTAACCTCTTCAGTTGGTGTAGTACCAAAGCCTACTCCTGTATTAGTTATTTTATGAAATTGTAATTTACAACTTGAACCAATGTTTGCAGATGACCTAACAATAGCTTTTAGCAGTCTACCACCATAAGGAGCTAATGTCCTTGTATAGTAAATTGTTGGATTGCTAGATTCATTTAGGTTGTTAAAAGGAATAAAAAAGTCTGATGTTGTACTAGAACTATTCAAATAAAATGAGTGGTCGCTAGTAGAAATTTGCTTTACCTTTCTTGCATCTACAGAATTATCAGGATTAAAATAAACTTGACTTTCTGCTAAAAGAAAACCAATTACTCTGGCATTATCGCCTAATCCTGTTGGTGCTTCCATAGTAAATAAACCACTATCACTTAGATATACAGGGTCTCCTATACCACTAAGTGTTTGACCAATAGTAACAACTCCCCTCAAGAGCATTCCGTCTTGAGTGGAGCTTGTTCCTAGTGCCACAGCTAGTAGACCATCGTGTCTACCAGCTACATCTTGGTCGGCAGAAACCCAGATAGGACTACTACCACTAACAATTAAAGGTGTATAAATACGACCAGCAGTTGTAGTTGTTGTTGTTCCTAAAAATGTAACATCGCCATCGTGAGTACCTGCTGAACCTCCTGGTATTGCAAATACTTTAGCGTTACTTTTTTCATAAGGTCTTGCCATAATAGTTTATTAATTTATTATTATCCTACTTTAGATACTAAAATTGTAATATCATCAGTTGCTGGAGCATCGTTAAATCCAACAGTAACTTGGTTATTTGAATTTCTTACAACTTCTGCATAAACTGTTTCATAAGAAGAAGAATCATACATTTGTACAATAACATTTCTTGTTCCTAAGTTATGAGTTACTGCAATACTAGTTAAAGAACCATTACCAATAGTTGTAGTATAAGTTCTTGCAGCTAAATGTGCAGGAGTTACATATCTAGTTGTATCAGTACCAGCAGCAGCTTCTGAATTTGTTGCTCTCTCTACAACACCAGCAGTAGTTGTACTTGCAGCAACCTCATCACCTGTGTTTGTTCCACTTTGACCACTTAAATAAGCCTGGTCAATAGCAGTACCATTCCATACACCTGTTGTTATAGTACCTACAGTTACAATAGAACTACTACCAGCAGATGGTGCTTTAGCAGCAATAGATGCTGTAAGTGTACCAGCAATATCAGCATCATCATTAATAGATGCAGCAATCTCGTTTAAAGTATCTAATGCTCCTGGAGCTCCACCAATTAAATCACCAATCTCTGTTTGTACATAAGCAGTAGTTGCAATTTGTGTTGTGTTAGTGTTTGCAGCAGCAGTAGGTGCTGTTGGAGTACCTGTTAATGCAGGACTAGCTTTAGGTGCAGCAGCTTGTAATGTGTCATACATCTCATCTGTCATTACACCCCAATTAGTTGTGTTTGCAGCAGGAAGAGAAGCATTATTACCATCAGATGATGTTACTGTAAGACTAGTTGAATTTGTAACAACACCTAAATCGGTATCTACATTTGTTACTTTAGCTGTGTTAGCTGTAATTGCACTAGCTTGAGCACCAGTAATACCAGTCTTAGCGTTGTTAGTTGCAATATTAGACTCCATAGTGTCTAAATCAACAGCTTGTGTTACAGATATAAACCCTACTTTAGTAGAATCACCACTTGGATAAGAGTTCTTTGCTGTGTTCGCAGCTACAGCCGAAGCATCTGTATAAGATATTTTAGCGTTGTTTGTAGCTATGTTAGACTCCATTGTGTCTAAGTTTACAGCTTGACTAACAGAAATATTAGACAACTTATCTGCTTGTGTAGAAGTAATACCTGTTTTGGCTGTGTTTGCTTGAATTGCATCAAACATTTCATCAGTCATAACACCCCAGTTATCTGTATCAGCAGCAGGTAAACTTGCGTTTGTACCATCACTAGAATTTACTACTAATGATGTGCCACTTTGTGTAACAGATAGATTGGTGCTTACGTTGGTTACTTTAGCAGTGTTTGCTGTAATAGCATTTGCCTGTGAAGTCGTAATACCTGTCTTAGCTGTGTTAGCTGTGATAGCGTTAGCTTGTGCTGTGGTAATACCAGTCTTTGCTGTGTTAGCACTAATTGCACTAATTGTAGCACTATCAAGGTTTACAGTAGCAGCACCACTAGTACCACCTGAAACATCAATGTTGTTACCACCGATAACTTCAGTAATATCACCTGTAGCAGAGGATAATGAAATCCAGGCAGAACCATCGTAATACTTTATGACGTTAGAAGCAGTGTTATAATATATTTGTCCTTCAACTCCTGAAGGGTCTGTAGCTAAGTGCTGAATCTTAAAATTCTGCAACTCATGGTCATTTAGATTTACAATTCCATGTACATCTAAATCAGCTAAAAATTTAATTGTTGGCATTTTCTTTTTTTTTATTTATTAATTAATTAAAATACGCTTTCCCAGAGAAAGCTCCACTAAAGGTTAGTGTTACCTGATTCAGCGAATCGTAATCAACTTGACCTCGTACTACTGTACCTGCCGAATCAACAACAGTTACACTAGTATTTTTACCTAAATTATGTGTAACAACCCAAGTTGCACTAGCAACATTTTGATTATGCACATAGTTTTTATCGTTTACACCTGTGTTAGTTAATATCGTAGAAAATGGAGTGAATCTTATGTTACCATTTGCATCGGTATGTAGCACTTCATTTGTGATTTCTACATCTGCGATACTAACACCAAATCCTGTTCCATTTTCTAGGGCAGGGGAGGCTGTAGTCAATCCTGTTACAGTTACTACCCCACTACTGTCTTTTGATGACACAAAGTCTGCGTGTGCATCTAAAGCACCATGCAAAGCAGTTCCTACCTCTAAAGCTGTAGAGTTTATACCTGTGTTGGTAACATCTACAGCTATAACGCCTCCATAACCAGCAGGAGTAGAAATAACATTTGTGTTTATGATTTGAAAATATACAGCATACTTAGTTTCATCATAACTATTATATATACATAAATATTGATGGTGTAAATTACCAGCAACATCTGCAATAGGAGTTATGGTTAGTGTGCTTGTATAGTTTGCTTTTACCCACTCAACTATACTTTGCCCATTCTTAGTGGACACAGTTCGTTTTCTTGCAGGAGCAAATCCTTTTGGATTATGTATTTGGGAATCAGTTAAATTATTATGGTGCTTCATTTATCTAGTATGTTATAATCCCATGTCTTTTACTTACATTTCCACCTTTTGTTTTGTTATCGCAGCCATCACATCCTTTCCATTCAGGATATAAAGTAATGTTATCATCTAAATATTTCTCCATTTTTTTCTTGTACGTTTCAGCCTTTTTAAAAGTTTCTTGTCTCAAGTAATTTAACTTAGATGGGTCTACAGGACTTGTAAAGTCTGCTAAATTATCTACAACACCTTGTGATGTTGTGTTATAAGTTATGTCTGGCAATATCTCAAATTTTACGCAAAATGCCAAATAATTTTTAATATAATCGTTTACTAATGTAACATATCCACCAGCGACACAAGCATCATATAAATCTTCACCTAAAAAAGGCTTAACGTGATTTAACTCTGCTATCTCTATAAATGTGTCCTTAATCAAATGTGTATCAAAGTTTGCATTTGTTATACACTTAGATATTACTTCTGATTTAGTTATTAGTGGCATCTTCTTCGTTTATATCGTTATTATTCTCTTTTAATTCATTTTGCTTTGACTTTGCCTTTTCTTCAAGCAACTCTTCCATTTGCTTTTTACTAAGCTGTGGCAAATGAAATATCTCTCTACCTTCTTTTATAGATATAAATTCAGAAGGTGATATTGCTCCAAGTAATGATACTGGTGGTTTAGTGTAAAATGTTAGGTCAGAGGCATTAATTCCTCTTTCGGTTTTTAAAATCTTTTTTAATATCTTTAAGAACATCTGTTGAGGTTCTTTTATAACTGTACTCATTGCTATATCATAAGCAGTAAGTATCTGTTGGTTGTTGCCAAGCTGTCCTGCAACTTGTATTCCTGACAATGCAGGATTCCACCTGTGTGCCGAAATTATATTATCATTAGTTATTTTCTGCAACTCCATAAATGAACCATCACTAGTGTCATTTATTATATTTACA